ATGAAGCAACTAACAATTTATCTTAATTCTGATGTGGCAAATATCGCTACAAATATTCCATCTTTTAAGCTTTCAGAATTAGAAAAGCTCGCAAGAAAAGAAACGGTAGAAATTATCTTTCTTAGAGATTATTGTAGAGTAATAGGAAAAAGAAATAGAAAGATAAAAGTCCCAAATAAGATTACAAAGTCTACAGATGGGCTTCTAAAATGGATTGAAAATAAAATAATGACAGCATGGAAATGAAACCTATAACACAAAACGAAGTCTTGAGAAACAGGTTTATCCGTATTTATAAAAATGAATATGGTAAAAAAGTGGTCGAAAGAAAAAGACCGACATTAGAAGAAGCCCAGAGGATGAGAATAAGAACTCTATGTGTTTATATTGGGGTCTGTGGTTTAAGGTTAAGACCAGTTGATGGGGCAACCGATAATGCCAACTATTGGTTGGAAAATCACACAAAAAAAGAAATTTTAAAACAATTTCGTCATGAGTTTGTACAGAACAAAGGTTGATAAAGTAAAATCTCTTTTAGCGGAGGGGGCTTTTCAAAAAGCCCTTGCTATTGTGAAAACATTCCGCATAGGCTTTACTAAGGATGAAAAAAGAAGTATAGAGATTGCTTACGACTCTTTGCTTGGACGTGATAAATTTTATCAGTCTATAGGCATAGACACTAATAAAGAAATTGAAAAAGCTCGTCAGTTATTATCTGACAAATATTTATAATTTAATTGTTATATTTTTCTTGCGCTTATCTTCACAGACCAGCGCATTTTTGTTTTAATAAAAAATCTATATTTATTTGTTATTCAAATAGTTTTAACTATCTTTGTGAGAGTAATTTAAAGATAGTTGTCATGATAGATTTTAGTACTATAGATTTTAATAGCAATGATATTTCAAAAACAATTTCCTTATTAAAAGAGAAGTCTGTTTCAGTTCCGAGTTGGAATGACTTAAAGACAGATTATGAGCCTACGTTGCATTCTATTTTATCTGATACTACAACTTTAAAAGATAAGATTAGAACTGATGGGCAAGTGGATAAATCTGCTCGTATCATTGTTGGAATGGAGAAATTACATGTGAAGCGAATGTCTGAATTTACTTTCGCTATCCCTGTAAAACGTGTCTATTCTAATGTAGATGACAACGAGACAAGACTTCAAATTACAAAGGCAATTGAGTCCATATATAGGAATGTTCGTATTGATAGTGAAAATCTTAGACGTGCGACGTCTTTATATGCTTCTTGTGAGATTTTTACTGTATGGTATGCTGTGAAAAAGCAGAATAGCCTTTATGGTTTTGAGAGTGAATATAAGCTAAAATGTAAGACATTCTCTCCTATGGATGGTGTTGCGCTTTATCCGTTGCTTAGCGAAATGGACGATATGCTTGCAATGTCTTTTGAGTACACGAAGAAAATAAAAGATGAAGAGATCGTTTTCTTTGAAACCTACACAGAAAACAAGCATTACATTTGGAAAAAGGGAAAAGGTAACGGCAAATGGGAAGCTGTTCTTACACAAGCTACAGATGATGGTGAGATTGCAAGTGGTGAAGATATTGTCTTGATGAAAATTCCAGGTGTTTATGCATGGAAGCCACAGCCTATTTACGCAGGTCTATCTCCAATTAGAACAGAAATTGAATATTCGCTATCTCGAAATTCAAATGTCATAGCTTACAATTCAGCTCCATTATTAAAGATAGTTGGTGGTATAAAAGGACAAGAAGAAAAAGGTGAATCTTATAGAGTTGTCCGTTGCGAGTCGGGTGGAGACGTTTCCTATGTCTCTTGGTCTCAGTCTATCGAAGCTTTAAAATATCATGTTGAAACAATGGAGAAATTATACTGGTCGCAAGCTCAGCTTCCAGACCTCTCTTTTGATAACATGAAAGGTCTTGGTAATATTGGCTATGATGCTCGTCAGACCCTTTTGACTGACGCACATCTTCGAGTAGGTGACGAGTCAGGGTTATGGCTTGAGTTCCTTGAAAGAGAGTGCAATGTTATTAAGGCTTTCTTAAAGATCATGAATAAGAAGTGGGAGAGTGAAATTGATAATATTGTTGTAGAACATGTTATTACTCCTTATATTCAAAATGACGAATTAGCAGAAATAAACAAGCGTATGAAAGCTAATGGTAATAAGCCTATCGAGAGTCAATTGGAATCAATTCAGAAATACGGAGAAAGTTCTGATGCGAAAGCAACATTAGAGCAAATACAGAAAGAGAGTGCAATAGAAGCATCTAATAGCGCTACTGCATTTAATTTAGAAAATCAAGTATTATGACAATAGAAGAGTTACGAGAGAAGAAAAATGAAATGGAACAAAAGATAGCCTCTGCAATGAAAGAGTTTGAAGAGGCTACTCATATTGAGATAAAATCTATTAGTTTTTCTCGATGTGTTAAGAGCAATGAGTTCGGAATAGAAAAGGATTTTAATTATAATATCGGTTCACAAATAAAGTTATGAGAAAGAGAATTGCAAGTACGCTTGTATGGTTAGCACAGAAAGTTTATCCGTCATACGAAGCTAAGCCTAATTATGAAGCAAAGGAAATAGCAATTGCAGTTGCTATTACAAAAAAGAATATTCGTCAATATAGAAAATCTTGTAAGGGAAAGACCTCTTACAGAAAAGCTATAGCTGACATGGAGCGTATTCAGAAGGGCAATAATCGAAGTCATATCTTTGAAGCAATAGAGAAGAATAAGCTCATTTCTGATCATGTTTATACAAAGGATGGGAATAAGGTTATAGAGTCACGATTAAAAGTGTATGTCCGCAAAGAAGATTAATAGCACACAGATAAAAAACAAATGCTGTGAGTGTGTCTTTTGTGAGGTTGAAATGAAGTTTGAAACTCTTAGCATAAAGGGTGAACCAACTCTCGGAAGATGTCCTCATTATACGAATAAAAAGTTCTGTGTTATTTTAACCCAAAGAGCATGTGATAAATTTAGGTTAAGAAATGGGTAGGCCAAGATTGCCAAATAACAAAAAGGCTTATAAAGGCCTTAGTAGACGACTTGCTGGCTATATGTTGCAAGTAAGAAATATTTATGACAGGCTTAACGAGAAAGTAGCATCTCTCGTTGAGTCTGTTGGCTATGACGGCTCTACTGAATTTTTCTTTGCTGACTTCCCAGAAGTAAAACGAGATTTACTCTTACTGCAAAGACAATTTGTAGGTGAAATGCAAACTCTTATTTATTCAGGTACAAGTGTAGAATGGAAAAATAGTAATATCTTTCAAGATCTTGTTGCTAACAAAGCTTTGAAGTATTATCGTGTGCAAGTTTCAGGAGAACATTTCAAGCATTATTTTGATAGTAATAGTGACCAATTAAAGGCATTCCAAGCCCGTAAAGATAAAGGGCTTAATCTTTCTACCAAGCTATGGAAACAAGCCGATATATACAAAGAATCTTTAGAGGCTACAATTTCTACTGCAATAGAAAAAGGAATGAGTGCCACAACTCTATCAAAGAGAATTAGTAGATATTTGAAAGATTGGCCGTCTTTACAAGCTGACTATCAAGAAAGGTATGCAAAAGCTACACATTGTCATGATTGCGAATATAACTCTATTAGGTTAGCAAGGAATGAAATAAGCATGGCTTATAGGACGGCAGAACAATTGCGTTGGCAAAAATTTGATTTCATTCTTGGATATAAAATTAAGTTGTCAGATTCTCACCCTAAATATGATATTTGCGATGAGTTGATGGGGGATTATCCTAAAGACTTTAGATTTGCTGGCTGGCACCCTAATTGTTTATGTTACACTGTTCCAATTGTAATGAGTGAAGAGGAATATTGGTCAGATAATAGAGAGGATAGTCCTAATAAGATTACTGATCCTCCAGAGAATTTTAGCAAGTGGGTGGCTGATAATTCTAAGCGAGTAAATGACGCAATTGAGCGTAAAACCTTACCATATTGGGTAAGGGATAATAATATAGATAAGGCTGTATTATTGCTTGGCGAAAACAAGGATTTATACAATTCGGCTAATTGGGGCTTATTATCACGTTCTTTAAATGAGTCAAATATAGATTCTGTTATTAGGACTAATAAAAAGTTAAACAAGTTATTGGATAGTCGTATTCCGCCTATAAGCCATACGAATCAGATGGTTGTACCAGTAAATGGATCTGATTTTAAAGCTGTTATATCCACAGAGAAGATAAGAAACAAAAGAGGATGGATGGTTGACGTACATGACGATTATTCAGGTATGAAATGCTTCCTTACTTCTGACGGGAAATCAGGAATAGCAGTGACAAAGGATGGTGATATAATTTCGGTTTTCAGTTCTGTGTCTGGTGATAAACGATTAGAAAAACTCATTCCTATTGCCATTGAAAATGGCGGTATAAAGTGTGATTGTTATGGTGGAGGTTTGCAGGATATTTACGCTCGCTATGGCGCAAAAGCTACTGGAAAGATACCTTTTAATAAAGAGTATGCGCCAAGTGATTGGGATGGGAAAAGTGAATACCCTGTGGTTGCAATGAAGTTTCCAGAAAGTATTGATAAGTCTATAAAGTATTATAATAGAAACGTTTTCATTGATATGAAAAAAGTAAAAGCTTTCGATGATTACGAAAAAATGTTATTAGACAGAGATAAAAGAATAAAATTGTATCACTATTCAAATAAAAAAATGTAACTTTACAAATTAAATATATAAAAATGAACAACAAGTATATAACAAGAGAAGAAGCTGAACTCTTTAGTAAAGAGTTATATAAGGAACTTATAGCTTATGGTTGGACAGAAGAAGAAGCTGATGGTATTGCTGGAAATGTTGAACGTCTGAGGAGTGATATTATTCCTTATCAGACACCGCAGTCGTATGCGGAACTTCTGAATATGTAATAGCAAATATTATAAGCACAATAAAGGGCGGTTGATTCCGCCCTATTTTTGTTTCAATTTTATTTAAAAGCTTTTCCTACTCTTTCACCAACGACCGCTCCTTCTTGAAATTCAGATGTGGAGTAATCCACAACAGCACACATTTTAATATCGTCAACACCATGGCTAATTGCATCATTTAAATAGTATGTTGCAAGAGCATCGTAATTTCTTCCTGGTTCTACATCTATAGCTATAATTAGTACGTTAGCATCTGTTATTGTTGCTTTTAGACAATCTATACCAGAAATAGTCTTGCAATATTCCAAGCCTGCAGGAGAAGGTGCAGTCCTTCCACAGCTTGAAAAGAGTAGTGCAAAGAGTGCAAATAATATATACTTTTTCATTTCTTTGAGTTTTTGTTTATATTATAATTATGTTTATTTTGTATATCACAAGTAGGGTTTTCACTTTTTGTTTCGTTACCTTCATTTTCATGGAACAAACCACGAACAAGAATGTATCCTAATGCTACGATGTTAACCGTCGTAGTTGAGAGTATCGTTATGATAACTCCTAATGGCAAGTCCCATTTTAATATATACGAGGTGACGATGAGAGCAAAAACTATCGAAAGATAGGTTGATACCAACCGAGTTACCCAACGTTCCAAGCGTCTACGAGCACGTGTATTTTCTATTATTCTGTGAAGGTAAATATATCTTTCACAATAGTCTATTACATCTCCAGAGTCTCCGGTATTGATTAAGACCTCTACTTGTTCCAAAAGATTGAGTTCTCGGTTCGGTTCTTTGAATGGATTTTTAAATGTATAAGCTATATTGTACCATATTTTGTAAAAAAAGCATCTCCATGGGATAGCTTGCTCTTCTTGCGCATAGATAGTAAAATTAGATAATCCTTCAGAAAGGAGATCTGCAAGTTCTGGTACCTTAAATTCTTTAGTTGCGATGTGTTGACTCGAACTCTTTTTTTTCATATTACTTTTTGGTAAAATAGTTTCTAATGAGTTCGGTACTTATCTCTTTATTCCATCCAGAATTTTCGTTTCCATTAATTCCATATACAGTTTTATGCCAAGGACCACCAGGAAGATGTGACCACAGACTTAGATCATAAGCACTGACATGGCAATATTTGTCGACAACCTGTGTAAAAATATTTTTAGCTTTCTCGTTGTTTTCAAAATACTTGCTTTTCTCTTCGGTTATGAATATAGGAACGCGAAATAGAGAATACGATTTATACACGTTAGGGAAAACAGGACCATAAGGCCAAGCTTTAGGTGTTTCAGAGAAAAGTCTTTTTCCATAGAAAGCCAGATAAAGCCCATAGCACATAAACAATAGTTTATTTACTTGTGTCTTGTTTAGATTAACAAGATGACGTCTGTAAGCCATGTTCCTTAATATATTGGCGAAATCTACACTTGATAAAGTCATAGTGAAGTTTATTTAAACATATCGATTTAGATTGATATGTCAATAATTACTATGCAAATGTAAGAATTTATTTTCAGATAATCAAGAAATTACTAATCTTTTTCTCAAATTTGATGAAAATAAAAGTCCAAAAACTTGCATAATCTACACTTTTTTACTACCTTTGCAATGTTCAAAATCACTATAAGATGCAGAGTCGCCGATTTGAACATCGGCTGTTTTTGTATCTATAACTTTCGAGATAAAAGGTATTTTATAAATACTGCGCCGAGTGTGTAAGCGGAAACGCCCACAAAAGTTAATAGTGAACTTTGAACAACTCGTAGCGCAGTTTTTTTATTGTTCAAAATCACTATGAAAGAGCAAGTAAAAGTCCTAAAACAAGTAGAATTGCTTGGACACCAATTCACAGTCTATGGTACAGCTAAGAACCCTTTGTTCCTTGCAAAGGATTTAGCAAACATTATTTTTGGTGATAATCGTGATCAAGGTACAAATGCACGTGTAGTGAGAGGAGTAGATTACTTTGAGAAACGCACTTGTATAATTGTCGATGGTGGAGTTAAGCGTAAGTTATGTATGCTGTCACTTCGAGGTGCTTATGAGGTTGTTTCTATGTGGTCAAAGAAGTATCGTCAAACCTGTTTCATTCTTAACAGCTACTTATTTTCTGAGTTTGGTAAGCCTGATCCCAAAGAAAAGGTAACACAAGTAACGAATAAGGAGCGTTTAACGAGGTCTGGTGATACTTTAATACGGAGCAAGATTACAGAAAAGACGACAGTTGGTAAGAAACAGCCTACGGTAGTTGTATCTACAGAGAAGCCAAAAGAGGTATTAAAAAATAGCATACAGCTTGAAAGTATCTCTATTCCCAAAGAAGCAGCTGAGATAATAAAAGTATTGCAAAATGAAAAGATGTCTGCAAAGGATTATCTCCTCGAAGCAATTTGCGGTCTTATCGAGGTTATGTACGACCCAGAGAATATGGAACGTTCTTATGTTATGAAAGATTTATTTCCTCTTTACCAAATGGCAAGACAGCGCAATTTGATAAACGCCTTACAACACACTTAGAGCAATTATTATATAGATAGTTAAATATCTATTGTGTCTATTCGGACGAACACACTTAGAGCAATGATTTTTCAGGGACGAGATTTCTTTTATAAACACACTTCGAACAATTACTTCTCATTTTTGATGATTTCTTTTTATAAATACATGAAGGATAAAGTTAATAAAAGTTTAACTTATTG